CAAAATTAAATACAAAATGATTTTCATACTCTTTTACATTATCCTCCAATATTGGTATTAACTCTTTATTAGGTTCAAACCAAAGAACCTTCGAAAACCCATTATTAACATACCAATATCTTTCTTCTCCAATATTAGCACCTACATGGATGGCTCCTTTAATTTTTGTTAGATACTGTTCAAAATTTTGAATTAACATAATCTTATATTGTTATCCAATTATCTTTAATCAAACCTCCACCCCTTAATTTTGTTTGCTCTTCTAAACTTTCTCTCCACTGAGAAGGATTAATAACAATTCCATCATCCCTTAATAATGCAGCCCATAAACTAAATGTACTATTAGCAATGATTTTATGCTTACATAATCTAAATATATCAAATGCTAAATAATCATCAAGATCAACAAATGTAGCATCCTTAAAATGTTCTCTACACCAAGGAAGATCATCACTAAATATAAATAACTTTCCTTCAACTTTTGACAGGGCTTTTACATAATAAACCATTGGTTCTAAGACATGCCCATTTATTCTTACATAATCCCCTCGACGTACATGAAGAGCTACCGTTTCTTGAGATATCACTTGTTCCTTATACATAATATACTCCTCAGTATAAACACTCGGCGAAAGGAGGTATTCAGCCTTTAATATGGATAATACCTGTTCTATGTATTTTAAATGTTGCCAATACCCCATAAAATTTGTATCCCTTGCTGTAAAAACTGTAGGATCAAAATTATAAAAATCATGCTCATGAATTACCGGTTGATTTAAAAAAGGACTTATTCTTAAACTTGTTCTAAACTTATTAATTCTTAATGGACGGGGTGGATCTTGAGGTCTGTTAAAAAATGAAATTTCATAGGCTACAGATACTCCTAATGTTTCCATAGTTTTACCTAAAGCATATTGAAACATTTGATTTCCTATTCCACCATATAATTTAATAACATTCATATTATCTCTTTTAATGATACTTTTCTAAACTCTTGTATCTCACTCGTAGGGGAAACATTTATTATTTCAATCCCCATCTTTTTTGCATCTTCTTTAATCTGAGGAAAACCTAATAAATGTATTTCAAAATGTAATTTTGCCAACTGATCCTCCCTCACTATTGGACCTCTGTTATATACATTATGAAAATGTTGATATTGATCTGCTCCTAATGCCATATCAAATCCTAAAAGAAATATTCGTTTTGCACCTGCATTGGCTGCTACACTTATTGCTGCTGCACCACTATTACCATTCCAACTTACTCTATCAGGACGGGGACTAATCCCTTTTGCATGTTGTCTATTCTTTTCAATAAATTTAACCCATGGCTGGTTTTCCACATCTGCATGACAACAAACCTTTAACCCTTTCCACACTGCTAATTGTTCTTTATATCTTTGAAAAAATCCACCATCTCCAAAAAATACCATGTCCATCCAATCCCCTATTAAAAATACAACATTAATTCCAATCACGTGTTTATTGTGAATTGGCTTCATATATTTTGAGTAGACGCTCAGAGGGGAAGTTCCAGCCTTAACTGCCTGTACAACCTCATCTGGGATGTCAAACTGTTTTGTAACAGAGGGACCTCCCCCTAAGATCCAAACGTCTCCTCCTTCCCATATTCTGGGAACAGTCCAATTCATTATTCTGTAAGATCTTTAATGAAAGAATCTGCTGCCTCCTTTACAAGTGGAGCCTCATTAATAATCTTACCTTTTTGATTTACTATATCATAAAGGATCTCTTCTTTATCATTTTCAGGCTCAACTTTTGCTCTTTCCTTCAATTTATAAGTAGCCACCTTCCCCGGAATAACCTTTTCCTGTTCCTGAACGGAAGCAACATCAACCTTAACAATAACATCCCTAAAAGCCATTGGAACTTCTGCTTCAGTTGCTTTAAAAACTTCTCCAGGTTTATAAATTCTATGATTACCCCCATGAAAAGGACTTCCTCCAATAACTTTCCAACGATATATTGGTTCTACAGGAAGAATAGGATCTACTTCTGCTTTCACTTTTTTTGTTCTATCCATTGTAGTAAAATTTAATAATTAAAAATATGACTTGATTAGTCAAATATTTAAGCGTAATGAACAATACCGCATTTCTTGTTCATATCTGAACGAATCTGCGGAACCTGAATAGTAAGGACTTTAAATTTAGTAACCATGTTACCTTCCTCACCCCACTGAATGTTCTGTAAACCAAGACCACGTACAAGACGAACGGTACGAGGATTCATCTCAACAAGCAATACATTACCTGCCGGAAGGGTATCAACTACCTTTACACCCTCAATACCAGCGATCTGAAGAATCCTTTGACGAATTGTTCCAGTTGCTGTGTCCGGGTTTGTCCCAATATAATCCATATCAAGTCTGGTCTCATAAGCCGTTGGAACATACAACATCCAAGGACCAAAATGAAGTGCATTAAGACTTACCTGTTTCATTGCAGCAACCTGCTCAACAATTTCCTTACCTGTTTTGGTTGTCCAGGCAGTACCAATAAGACCTGTATTCCTGTCTGGGAAATTCAGATAACTATAAATACTGTTTCTACTTCTTGAATCTTTCTCACCAAAACTGTAAGTAATGTTGGTAAACAACATATTCTCCAATTTCTCAGCAACCCTACGAGCAGCACTTTCTGCACTTGTCGTATCAATTGGGTTACCCATATTCCTGCTGGTAGCCAGCGCCCTTGCGTTAATTTCATAATCAACGTGGATTATTGGAATGGGTAAATAATTGTGCTGATAAATAGGACGATCCCCCGCTCCCCGATGTATCCCATCCATTGTAACTTCAGCTTCCATCGGATCACTTGCATCATGATGTTCAAGAATAGTTGTCCCCATAGCATTACCAAGATTGTATGTAAGACCTTTTGAAATAAGATCATCAATACCACCAAGGCGATAACGACAAACCTGCTGAACAGCATCATCAAGAGCCTTCCACTCATCCCTACGGAGAGTGGCATTAGTATTAATAGGAAATACTTGATAATTCTCGGGTTTCTTTGGATCTCCTCCTTTGTAAACTGAGATATAAGTTTTTCCTGTTTTCATATCAATAAACGGACGCATCCGACCAATGTCAAGTTTATTGCCATTGTTTGCTATCTGGTTAGCCAGAAGTCCTTGCGACTGACCACCACCAATTAAATCAACCTGAAGTCCCATATTATTTTCCTCCTTTTATATTAGTATAACATTACCTTAAGACGAGGATTGTAATAAGCCCCAAGAGCACTTGACTCAGATCCTTCAGGAAATGAAGACAAATCTTTAGCCTCCATAGCAATACCGATTGCCACACCAGAAGTGTATTTACGCACCCTTCCTGCAGAACCAAGTTCCAAATAGTCACCAATTACAATCGTCTGCTCATCATCAAGCAGTAGATTGGCTACATCTCCTCTACCAGCAACCCATACCTGTACACGGTCACCAGCAACATAAGCATCATTTATGCCTTTTCCCTGAAGCTCATCTTCAAGAGCAATCAGAAAGGCAAATTTACCTGAGGCAGTTGCATGCTTTTGTACTGCATTTGCTGAGGTAAGTTCCAAAGTCATACCGGGTGTAATTGCTGCCGCTGCGGCACGTTCAATCACAACATCGTTAAACTTTTTTACCTTAATTGTTTCAGTTGCCATAAATTTTCCTCCTTATTTTTTAGGTTCTTCTTCCATTCCACCAGGAAGCATTGGTTCAACACCCTCATTATCCTGAAGATTACTACCTTCACCATTAAGAGAATAATCACCAAGTTCCTCCTTGGCTTTCTTTACAGAATCAAAAACTCTTGTAAGAGTATCTTCTTCCATAACTGCCAATACTGCATCAGGCCAGATCTCTTTTGAAGTATTTACCTGAATTACACTTATCATCTGCTCACGTCTTTCTTTGAGTTGTTTCTCACCAAAAGCCAGTGCAGCTTTTTGAGCATCCGTAAGTGCGTTGACCTGCACTTCTTTTTCAACAATCTTCTCCTTTTCAACAATAATGGGAGCCAGCTTATCCAGCATCTTCTCATCGTATGTCTCAAGAAGTACCCTGTCTTCTTCTGTCCATCGTCCCTGACTGTTTGCAATCAGTTCATCGACTTTCTTCTTAATACAGGGAGCACATTCATTTGCCATAATTTTAACCTCCTTGTTTTTAAATTTAGTTCTAAATAATTGATTTACTACATATTCCACCTCACGGCGGACTTCAACAGCATTCCCAAGAAACTCGATTTTCCCGCTTTCGAACTTGTAATCCTGTCTATACATTTTGGTACCATCTGGGGTACTCTTACTATATATAATTGAGTCATCATACATCTCTTCCAAATAACAGTATGAATCTTTTGTATCTAATGTACGCAATGCAGTGTACATTAAATCTATTTTAGCCCGATACCCTACCTCCTTTTCATCCTCATCTTCCTCTTTTACACCAATCTGATAAGTAGCATATCCAATTTTATTTAATGCTTGTAATACCTTCAATATTTGATCTTCCTGAATTTTAACATCCCCTTCTTTATTAACACTAAATCCACAACCACAACCATCCGCTAAAGAACAAGCTCCAACAGAATTTGGAAGTAATGCTAAGTGATCTGGTCTATGATTTATTGCCACTTTAGAATAAGTCTCACCTTTCCATTCACCTTCTTCCTCCTCATAATCTGTGAATACTCCCACACTGACTTCTATTGGACTTCCCTCCTTTAAATCAGCTAATGTATCAGGGCATAATGTTTCTGCCTTTAATACATCTAACCATGCCTTAGCCTTTAATTTTATACCCTCCACATTTGTGCTAAAAACTTTACCAACACCACTTTCTTCCAATACCTCAGGAACATTGGCAGATATAGCAACACCATCCCGTTCTGGATGATTAACCACTATTGGGATACCATTCCAAGAAGCAGGAACTTTTCCAAGTTCAGTAATAGGATGAAGTATTGCTCCTTGATTCCCACTATGAACTCCCTCTACCATCATAGTTACAGGGAATACCAAGTAATCCCGGCCTTCTAATTTCTTCTTTGTAAGTGTATAATCAGAAGCCTTAATATTTATGTGGAGTGGGACCTCCACTACACCTTTAGTTCTCGTCATAATTAACCCTCCTACTTTTATATTTATTTAACTCCTCTATATATGGTAATGCTATGCAACGACATAATGGATGTAATGGTATTAATGATTCAATTTCATCCAAAGTAAATATTTTACCTTCTAATAAAGCACATTTTTCACAAACTCGATCATCCCCAGCTGTTCTCCATTCTCCCATCACTGTAATTCCTTCAACTCCCCAATTCCTATATTCCTGAATTGTAGCTAAATGGTGAGCCCTTATAATCTCTGTGCGAGCCAGAAGCTCCGCTCTCCTCAATGGAGAAATTGTACGCCCTAATGTATCCGTTAGACCGAGATCACCTAATCCTTCACCGTTAATTGCCGCCACCAACTTCCTTGCTAACAAGGCAGGAGCATCCCCATCCGCCAATCCCTGTGCTAGAATTCTACTTATAATAGAATCCATTGTATCTGTGATCCCTTTTAAATCAGTAAACACGCGAGTATAAAGTAAACCAAGTCTCTCAATATGAAAAGGCAAACCTAAAACCATAAAAATACCCCCAGTATCCTCTATACTTGGAATATCCAT